TTACAAGTTTAGAAATATTTTTACTTATATTTATTTTGTGTTTTGTGTTAACTTATGTGGGGATTGCTGTCTTCACTAAATTAACACTTGCGTTAAAATCCCTAAAAGATGAAATGTCTGCTAGAATGGGTGCGCTGGAAGGTAATATTAATTCATCTGCTGTCGCCGTCGAAAAGATGGCTGATGGAATAGATAAATTGGTTGCTGATAAAGTTGCTCCTGTTGTTAGTGCTGTTGAGAAAATGGCGAATCGAGTAGATGGTTTGGTGCAACATCAAGTTGTTCCAACTGTTGAACGTGTTAAAGACGGAGTTGAAAAAGCTCATTCAGCTTGGGATGCATATGTTATTACTAGTATCGTTTTGGCTGCTATTGCTTTATGTAGGCATTTGTATGCGCGATGGGCTAAGAAGGAAGAGAAGAAAGAGTCTAAATCACTTCGTGAGGCTGATGTTTTTCGTCTTTTTGATCTTTTTGCTGTTGCGTGTTTCATACCTATATTTGCAAATGACGGTTTAGCTGCTGGTATGCGTATATGGAACGCCCTTTTATCATTGGGAAAAATGGTTAAGACTGCGTGTGATGGTGTTCATTTCTTTAGTTCATTCTTTGGAACTTCTAAAGATGAGGATCCTGATCATTTTACTGGTATTGGATACATTTCCGAGATTAGTGCTGCAACCGATGAGTTAGTGAATCGCGCCAAGCCTGGCTTTAAATCCTTTATCAAAGGAAAATATGAGCTGGTGAATGGTGTTGCGCAACCTAAGGCTGAGCAAGATTTTGAGAATGTTGATACTGAAAAAATGGTTAATGATATCTTGTCTGAAGATGAAAAGTATGATTCTGAAGTAAAACAATGTTTGAAGTGTTCTTGCACTTGTAATAGTGTGCTTGGTGCTGCCCCTAGTGTAACTAAGGGAGCCAATGGTCATTATAGTGAGTGCGCTTGGAATTCTTCACATTCTGTGTCACCACCTGTAGCTTATCCAGTTTCCGATGGTAAGGACCATAGAAAGTTATGGCAAAGTATGGACCATGTGTTCAACGGGATTGAAGAAAAAGTTAAGCTTAATGAACTTAAGCAAATAGCTAAATCTAAACCCTGGCTTTTACCTTGCATAATTTTTATTGTGTTCGGTTGTTTACTTTTCACTGTTCGCAGAGGAAAGGAAACAAAGGAGAGTAAAAAGTCCAAGAAAAAGGCAAAGAAACAAGAGCAAGCTGAAAAAGCTCTAGGTTCTTCTTCCGAGAAAAAGGAGAGAAAGAAATCTAAGAAGTCTAAAGCTAGCCGCCAACCTTGGGCTGATTATGATCCAAACGCTGCTAATCCTGATGTGTATTTTGCTGATGAGAATAATAATTTCTTTCGCCATGCTACTAAAGCTGAGCGTCAGCAGGAAAACTGGAGATGGGAACATCCTATGGATATATCTGCTAATAAAGATGTGGAGCCTAGTAGGCGTCTTCGTGAAATCAAAGAAAGTCAAAAGTCTTGGTTTAATAAGATGTTTAAATTGGGTTTCAAGTCTGTTCAATTATCAGAATTACCTGAGGAACGTCAAATCTATGAGTTACCTGAGAAATTAGTATTAAAGAAAGCATGCACTGGGGTGGTGGATTGTCCTTGCGGTCGTTATCACAAGAAAAAAGATTCTGTGAAAAAACACAAGAAAAGCTTAAATAATAAGGATAAGCCTAAAAAGCAAAAGCCTATTGTTGAGCCTTCTGGTGAAAAGAAAGAATCTATGTGTAATGGTCCGCAATTTGTTATGAAAGATCCTTTTCGTGCTGTTGGTTGGGCATATTGTAGTGGTGAGGCACAGTGTTTTACTTTAGCTGAAAATTTTATCCTATTGTCTAAACACTTGTTTGACGATGCAACTATCAAAATTGTTGTGTTGACACATCCTAAATGTGGTACAATCAGCATGGAATATGAGAAGGGTATAGAAGTAGCAAGGGATCAGTTGGCTTTTCGTATGCCAAAAGAATGGGTTGAGACTAAAGAAATTCAATTGAAACTTGCCAAGCCTGTTGTAGGTGATAAGTGTAAACTTAATGCTTACTCAAGTAAAGAAAATTTTGATTGGGGTTGTCGTTCTGAAGATAGTGGTATTATACAATCTGTAGAAACTGCTGTTGGTAAAGAACATGCTAGTGCTCAATATTCTAGTGCATTTGGAAATTGCTCTGGTCCGGTCGTCAATGTCCACGGGCAGTGTGTGGGGTTTCATAATGCTGGTGGTGAAGGCTATAATGCTTTTATCCCAGTTACTGATTCCCTACTTCAGAAACTTCGAGGATCTTTTTAGGTGTCCCATTGCCTTCGTTTGAAGAATGGGCGCAATGGTATATGAAATATATACCGGAGCGTACTGTTTTTCCGAAGGAACAGACAATGGGTTCATCTAAAGAGTTCTTGAGGTTTTTCAAAAATGGCTGTTGCGAGTTTATAGGACGGTGTGATAGATGGAGTAAGCCTAGAGCTCCTGTTTATCCAAACACAAGTTTTGTTGAATTTGCTTCAGAATATCACTTACCAATTCCTTATGAGTACCAAATGGTCAAACCGAATTTGACTGCGTCGTTTAAGTCTATAGCAAAATATGATAAAGAACAACCAGTTGTTGATGGTATGGCCTGGTGTATTTCTGGTGATTGGACTGAATTGCATTTTCGCTGCTCCATGGGGGCAGCTGAAGTGCTTAGTAAGGCTGATGTTTTACAGGAAATGGACCACACCACTTCCTGTGGCTATCCGTGGAGTAAGGAGTTTATTAATAAGAAGGAGTTTCTTGAAAATGAACAAGCTGAAAAAGTGCTTGATGATTTTTGGGATTCTCTTGCTTTAGATCAAGATACAATTGTTCCAATTTGGACATGTTCTCAAAAGATTGAATTGCGTTCGAAAGAAAAGCGAGCTGAAAATAACATAAGAACTTTTACAGCAAGCCCTATTGAACACTCAGTGTGCGCAAATCGACTTTTTCTGGATATGAACAATGGATTTTATTCTGGTGCTGATAAGACGTGGTCGTTCGTAGGAACTTCCAAGTTTATGAGTGGCTGGGATAAGTTGTTTCGTAGGTTAAGTAAACACCCGAATGCATTTGAACTGGATGAGTCGCAATACGATTCTAGTTTATTTGCGCAAGCAATGCTTGGTCAGCGTGATATTCGCTGGAACTACCTTAAGCCGGAGTTTCAAACGCCAGACAATAAACGTCGTTGCTGGAGAATTTATGATTCGATAGTTAACTCAGTTGTTGTCCTTGAAAATGGTGATTTGATTCGTAAGCATACAGGTAATCCCAGTGGTAGTACTAATACTATAGTGGATAACACAATGATCTTATATCGCTTGTTGGCCTATGCTTGGTTTTTATTGTGTGAGAAGGTTGGTCGTAAGACTAGCCGACTTGACTTTGAGGAACAAGTTGAAGCCGCCCTAAATGGGGATGATAATACATGGACTGTTTCGGACGAGTGTGTAAGTTTCTTTAATCCAAAAGAGATTAAGCCACTCTGGAGTGGAATAGGTGTGATAACTAAAGGGGAAGACGTTTCTAGAAGACTTGATGAATGTTCATTTTTGTCTAATAGATTTGTTTATGACCAAAAGTTGGAAACCTGGTTACCATGTCCTGAAACTGATCGTGTGTTATCTTCACTCATGTGGGGATCGGACGTAGATGACGTTCGTTGGCATTATTTGCGTGCTTGTGCGTTGCGTATAGATTCCTATGGCAACAAAGAAGTGCGTGATGTTTTGCAAAATTATATTGATTTTCTTAACAAGAAATACGGTGCGCATTTGTGTGGCGATGTAATTCGTCAGCATCATGACACTGTGTCTTGGAAAGAGATTAGAGGCGTTTATAAAACAAATAATTGGATTGAAGCGTTATATACAGGTAAAGAATCAGTGTCCGGTATAAGTACATTGCACTGGTTTAAAAATCTTAAATATAATAACAATTTAATTTCTCTAATCGATCAACATAATGGCTACTCCAAAACAGAGAGCAGCCCGTCGTCGTCGTCGTCTAGCGAAGAAAGCTCGTCTTTCTCGCCAAGCCCCAGCGCCTAGTAAAACCACAAAAAGTAAGTCGCAAAAGCGCAATCGTGGAATGAAAGGTCCTGGTCCCTTGTCTGTTTCTCTTCGTACTGGTCGACTTGGTTTAACCATGTCTTCTGGTATGATGCCAGGTGCTGCAAATCGTCGTCAAAAGATTTGTGAAGAAGATGAATTTATTGCGAACGTAACCGGTTCGTCAACTAGTTCTGCCTTCACAATCTCAAACACGATTAATGTTAATCCTGGCCTCATTGCATCATTTCCGTGGCTTGCTGGTGAAGCTTCAAGATATAATGAATATGAATTCGAGTATCTAGAGTATTACTACAAGCGTACGGTGTCCGAGTTTAATTCGGGTGGTCAAACTGGTAAAGTTTTATTGTTTTTTGATCCTGATGCGACGGATGTCGCACCAACCACTAAGCAACAAATTGAAGATTCAGTATACCATAATGATGGTATGCCTTCTGATCCTTTAATTAGATTGCCTATTGATTGTCAACGTCTTAACAAGAATATCGCTAAGTATGTACGTACTGGTGCTAATCCTGCTAATACAGACCTTAAAACTTACGATGTTGGTATTTTGTATGCTGCTGCTGATAGCACAAGCACATCATCCAACATTGGCGAACTTCGTGTTCGTTACCGTATAAAGTTTACCGTTCCTATTTTAACTCCAAGTTCTGTGGTTGGTGGTGTGATGCACTTTTCAAGTACATCACCAACTACGAGTAACAATTTTAACAATGCTGTTTTACAGTCCGGTTATACACCAACTTTGGGAGGAATAAGTGTTAGTACTAATACTATAACTTTTCCATCTAATGTGCCTGGTAATTATTTAATTCAATTATCTGTTGCTGGTAGTACTTCTGCAAGTGCCTTAGCCCTTGCTAGTACTACCACAACAGCATTGAATCTGATAACCCAGGTTGGAACTCGTAATGCTGTTAATTATGTTTTCTCGGCAGCCAATACTTCTAATGGATCAGCGATGTTCACGTATTGTTGTACTGTCCCTGAGACTGGTGCAAATATTGTGTTAACACCCTCAACATTAGTTGGTGGTAATGCCATGGACTTATTTATTGTTTCATTACCATCTACAGTTTTAACTGTTGATGAGACTGAACAATTGGAAATTGATGAACTTAAATCAAAAGTTTCAGAACTTAGTAGAAATCTGGAATATTTGATGAAACGAACATTATTTCCTCCTCTAATAAGCATTCCTCATGAAGATGGGGATGCAGTATTAGATTCTCCTGATGAATGTAAGGAGTCTGATTTGGAAAAATCAGTTCATATACCTGCGTCAGCAGCTCAGAAGCTGTTGCGTTTAGTTAATGGTAAATAGTTGCAGCAACAACTATTTATTGTTTTCTATTCGAGAAATCCGTAGTATACATTCGGGGGTATCCCACTTTATCTAGTTTAGTGTCGAGACCCAAATCAATCATTGGATTGTAGACCCCATAAGACCAGCTGTGGTAACGCACGGCGGCAGGGAGCGTCGCAATCGCTTTGGTGACTGTCGAAGTTAGACCAACTAAATTAGGTGTGTGGGTAATACCACCCGCCTTGTGAGTGGTACTTTCACTCTTCGTGATACAAATGTTTTTATGCTTTTGCATGGCTTTTCATTTGTACGGCGA